ACAGGGCACGAGCCGCATTACGCAATCCGTCTTATCTACGTGTTGCAAACCTCATCGGTATTAGACAGCTTGATAGTGGCAGCGATGTTGACCAGATTGAAAAATACATCAGAGAGAATGGTGACCCGTATGAGAATGCGCTTGCAGCTGCAAACAGAGCAACTGAACAGGTTCGTGCCAGGTCTATTCAAGATCTCAAAGCTCTAACCACCAGCTTTGAGCAACGCATCGGTCAGATGAATGCTGACTTCAACAGCAGGTACGGCAGTCTTCAAAGCGCCGCTGACGCCAGATACAACGACCTCAACCAGATCCTGCTGCAGCGGACAAACGACTACAACACGCAGCTAGCTGCCAGCCAAGCTGCCTTGGATCAGTCGCAACAGCTTTACGAGGATCAGGTCAAGCTCGCCACCAACCAGGCGAACGCTTTCGTTCCTGAAGCCAACCCAAGCGCTCGAACGGCAACAGCTGGCGACGACAGACAGAACCTGTTCAACAACGTCAGGCAAAAGAGCAAGCAGCTCAGTGACCTGAACCTGCTCTCTGGTGTTGGAGCACAAGGCAATCCCCTCGCTGGTCTGCAAATCGCATGAAGACAGTTACTGCCGCATCACGTTGGAAGAGCCTTGAGCAGCTGCGCTCTACTCCACTGCGTCGCGCCATCGACTGCAGCAAGCTGACGATCCCCTCGTGCATTCCTGAGAGCGATCAGAACTACGGCTCTCTGCCTCAGACCTACAACAAGTTGCCATCTCTCTATCAAGGGGCAGGGGCCAGGGGTGTCAGCAATTTAAGTTCCAAAATCGGGCTTGCTCTTTATCCACCGAACCAACCATTTTTCAAGTTGGTGCTGGACAAGGCGAAGGTGCAGCAGCAGCTCGCACAGATGGGTGATGACGCCAGCGAGATCATCAGTCAGCTAGATCTCAAGCTCGCCAGTTACGAGCGCCAGATCATGCAGAAGCTGGATGAGCTACAGGCCAGACCAGCTATTGCCGAAGCCATCCGCCATCTGGTGATTGGCGGCAACGCCATGCTGCACGTCGGCAAAGACTCGATCCGCATGTTTGGCCTGCGCAGCTATGTGGTCGATCGAGATCCCGAAGGCAACGTCCGAGAGCTTGTCATCCGCGAGCAAGTCAGTCGTGAGTTCCTTCCTATCACCACCAGCAATAAAGAGGAGGGTGCAGAAGAAGAGTTCTGCGATGTCTACACCCACGTCACCATGGATCCTGATGAGGATCGTTGTGAGTGGTATCAGGAATACGACGGTCGCCGCCTTCAGGCGCAGTCAGGTTTCAGCAAGATGGATGCCTGTCCTTATCTGATACTCAGGCTCCATCGCGTGGCCGGTGAAGCATTCGGTAGAGGCATCGTTGAGGAGGCTCTAGGAGATCTTCAGAGCCTTGAGTCACTGAGCCAGGCAATTGTTCAGGGCTCATTGATTGCTGCCAAGGCAGTGGCCCTTGTTAACCCCAACGGCACAACTCGCGCTGATGCAATCAGCCGGGCTGAGAACGGCGCAGTGGTCGCAGGCAATTCAGCCGATGTTGAGTTCCTAACGGTGAATAAGAACTCCGACTTCGCTACTGCACTGCAGACCATGCAGATGATTGAGAAGCGCTTGAACTTTGTCTTCCTGAATAACGAGGCAGCAACAAGAGACGCCTCCAGGGTGACTGCAGAAGAGATCAGATTGATGGCCACCCAACTGGAGAGTGGTTTGTCTGGCACTTACTCAGTGCTGGCGCATGAACTTCAGTTGCCCTTGGTCAAGCGTGTCATGCACATCATGGGCGTTGATGGTGCCTTGCCTGCCATGCCCAAAGGTTTGATTGAACCTGTTGTACAGACCGGACTAGAAGCAATTGGCAGGGGCAACGACAAGGCGAGGCTTACCAACTTCATCCAAACGATTGGCGCTGCACTGGGGCCTGAAGCACTGATGCAGTACGTGGATCCGTCTGAATTGATCCGTCGATTTGCTGCATCGGATGGCATTGATACTGATGGGTTGGTGAAAACAGATGACGACTTACAGAACGAACAAGCTCAACAACAACAGCTAATGTTGGAGGAGCAACTTGCACAAGGAGCTATTGCTAATGGAGCAACAACAGCAACCCCAGTCCCGCAGGGGCCGCCGCCGCAAGGTGGAGCCGGAAGCCCAGCCGGAGTGCCCGCTGCCCCAGCCGGAATGCCCGCTGCCTAGTTCTAAAAAAGATGATCTGCCTCCAGGCACCAGGCGCAAGAAGCTGCCTAGTGGTGGCTACATGATCATCAAAGACAACTTCAAAAAAGCGAAAGGTAGTTACTGATGACCTATTCAGTTAGTGCCGGATCGGATGGCAGCTTTGAGGAGCAGGCCATTGCAGACGAGGCTGCAAAAGTAGAGGCTGCCAAAGAAGAGCTTGTCGATGAGCGGACAGGCCAAGGTGGTGAGCTGATCATGGGCAAGTACGGCAGTCAGGAAGAACTGATTGCTGCGTTCAAATCTCTTCAGGGTGAATACAGCAGGCTGAAAGGTGGCAACACCGATGAGCCAGCCGCTGAACCTGAAGCGACTGAAGAGCCTCCCGCCGAACCTGAACCTCAGGCTGAACAACAGCAAGAAGAACCTCAAGGAGTTTCACCCGAGCAGGCCGAGAAAGTTATTCAGGCCGTGTTTGAACAGACGGGTGGCGAGCAGAAGTATCAGGCAATGGCGTCCTGGGCAGCGAAGCAGCTCGACGATCAAGCGATGCTGGCATTCAACGAGGCCATCAACAGCGGTGATGTTGGCCGTGCTGTGTCTGCTGTTAAGTCACTTCAGTACGACTACATGACTCAGACTGGTTATGAGCCACGTCTGATTGGTGGCAGGGCTCCAACGTCTGAAGGGCCGAAGGGGTTCCAAAGCGAAGCGCAGGTTGTAGCTGCAATGAATGACCCTCGTTATCGACAAGGGCCATCACAAGACCCTGCATTTGTGGCTGAGGTAGAGCAACGCCTACTTGCCAGTCCAGGTGTATTCACTAAATAGCGGTTGTGAGATATAACAGAGGCAGATCTGACAAACCATTAGATCTGCTTCTGGCCCTCAAATAGAGACACCTAGTTGCAGAGACTGGCGAGAAACACCATCTCAACGTCAATCAACTGCAAACTCTATTTGTAATCAACAATGGCTGACGCCGTTACTCTGTCACGCTTGGGCCAGATCAATGCGACTGGCGCCTCCTGGGCGAACGACAACGCACTTTTTCTCAAGGTCTTTTCTGGCGAAGTTCTGACCGCCTTCAAGCGGAACTGCATCTTCGGTGACACAACCCTGAAGCGTTCGATCTCATCGGGCCGCTCAGCACAGTTCCCCGTGACTGGCCGTTTTACTGCTACCTCAGTAACACCTGGCGACTTCATTGATGGTCAGGGAAGCATGGCGCAGAACGAGGTAGTCATCCGAATCGATGATTACTTAACGGCTGCGGCAGATATTTTTAGCCTTGACGAGGCCAAGACGCACTTCGACCAGCGAAGCATCTATTCAACTGAACTAGGTGAAGCACTTGCTCGTGCTTACGACAAGCGCATTGCTCGTCTTGTGGCTATCGGTGCTCGTACTTCAACCGGCGACCTGACAGCCAACCTGCCCGCTGGCCTGAGTCCTGACGATCCGTTCCGTACTGGAACTCAGATCGATCTGGACAACGCAGCGGCTACCGCCAATGACTATGTGGCTGCAGTCTTTACTGCTGCTCAGGCATTGGACGAAAAGGATGTCAGTTCAGACAACCGCGTTCTGATCTGTACCCCTGAAATTTTTTATACGCTGATCCAATCGGATCGTGCCGTTAACTTTGACTTCAACCAGCAAGGTACTAACGGTTCGTATAAAGAAGGTCAGATCGTGAAGCTTGCTGGCTTCTCGATTTACAGCTCAAACAACATTGCCCAAGGCAATGCAGCCGCTGACGCTGGCGAGCAGGGATTCGTGTTCAACGGGGCCCAAGTTACTTCTGCAGCAGACATGACTAACACCGGAATGCTTGCGTTCCAACGCAATGCAATTGGTGTTGTCACCCTCAAAGACATTCAGATGTCGATGAGTGGCAATGACTACGAAGTGATGTACAACAGCACCAAAATGAAGGCTCAATATGCCTGCGGTTTTGGTGTCCTTCGGCCCGAATGTTGCGTCGAAGTTGTCAACACTGGCACTTGATTAGCGCTTAGCTGATGACTACTTAGGGGCCTAGTTGGCCCCTTTCTTTTTATTGAGGCAGCCCACCATGGAGATGCTGAAACCAATCACCGAACATCACACGATCATCAGGCCCACGATGGTTCCCACCCTGAAGGAGGAAGGGAATCGTGGAACTGAAGTGATCATGGTGAAGACAGGATTCAACCCAGAGCCCGGCCCGGAACCTGAGCCGGAACCCGAGCGCGAACCCATCACCGTGACGATGGGCGCGAAGTGGGCTGACCTCAACAACTACAAGGTTGGTGAGACAGTCTTTGCCGACACCGCTGGATTTGAAGGTGGGCTGGAAGAGACGACAACGTATCGATGGCGAACCCAGACCAGGCCTGCTCCTAATGGCTCTATCACCAACGGTAAATGGACGAACTACACGGACCACGCCGAAGAAGTTTCCATAGTCCTTGAGGAAGCTGGGCAGATCCGCTTTCAGTGCCAGGCCAGAGACACAGGCGTTGACCCTGTTGAACAGGTCAACAGCTTTGCCAGCTGGGAAGACGTTGAGGAATTGCCGCCACCGCCACCACCACCGACGACCATCGGTGACATCACCATCGAGGTGCTTGATTCGGTCTACGACTGGGAGAACCCGACAGCCCTGACGGTGTTGATCAATGATCCGATCAACATCAAGACGACGATCTCCGGTGACGCGAGTCCGACTTACACGTACACGACACGCGATTCAAACATGGTTTACGACATTCAGCCCCCGGAGCCAACGCCTGGCCAAGGGAACGGTCCTGACATCGTTTACACCTGCATAAGCGAGGGATTCCACGCTGTGTCGATCAACATCACAGACATCACCGCAACTGATAACGGTGACGCATATCCCGCAGTAACCCTGTATGCGGTTGATGCCAAGACGTGGGCTGAACTTAAGAACAAAAAGGAGAACAACTCATGACCTTTCTCGAAGCAGTCAACACGCTTCTCTCTGTTATCGGAGAGGCCCCTGTCAGCAGCCTGGCTGACACGGAAGGCAACACGATCAGTGATGCTGCCTTGGCATCACGAACCTTGAGAGAGGTTGACCGTGACGTTCAAGCAGAGGGGTGGCAATTCAACACTGATGTTGCTGTCACGATCCAAAAGGACAGCGGCAACAACTTCCCTCTTGAAGGCAATGTTCTTAGGGCCAGCTTCTCTCCTGCTCGTTATGCCCAGTCGCAGTTTGTGGTGAGGGGTAACAGGGTTTATGACCGACAGCATCGGACCTATCAGATTGATATGAATACGTTGGTTGTTGACCAGATGGTGACGCAGCTGGAGTGGGACGATCTGCCTCATGCCGCACAGCAGTACATCACCATTCGAGCCGCCAGAATTTATAGCGATCGGTTTATCAACTCCAACGTCATCTATACGTACACCTCACAGGATGAGCAGTACGCACGACAGCAGTTGATTCGTGCCGAGGAGTCCTCACTGAGCAACAACCTGTTGTGGGGCAATGATCGCGGGATCGGCCAAGGACTTGGCTACATCCCCGCCGCTGGCCAGCAGTATCGGAGCAACTAATGGCACGACCTAAGAGCAACGTCAGCCCAACACGGGCAGGAGCAAAGCCTTCAACTCCCATCCACGACACGTTGGATACGTTGGTGCAAGGCATCAGCCAACAGCCACAGCATCTGCGGTTGCCAGGCCAGGGAGAGGTGCAAGAGAACGGCTGGAGCAGTCCTGTTGAAGGACTGACAAAGCGCAATCCAGCAGTGATCCAGCTGCTGTTTAATGACGCGCCGCTAGAGAACTTCTTCCTAGAGATGTTTCAGCTAGGCCCAGAAGAGATCTATGCCTTTCTTCTGTTTCCTGCTGATGACTTTGACGAAACAAACAACCTTTGGCTGAGAGTCAGGAACGTCAACGGCGTTGCGGCGTTTGTTGATGTTCATGGTGAAGACATCAACGTCGATGGAGCCAACATCGTCATTGGCCAAAACAGCTATCTCTGGTCAAACCCTGTCTTTGATGATGGCAGCCCTGCTCTGTTCTCTCACTATTCGCTGATCAACACAGCGTCAGGTAGCGGCTCATTCCTGAACCGTACTCAGACAGCTGCAATGTCTGACCAGTTAACACCAGCCCGTGAGAACAACGGGATTGTGTTCGTCCAGGCAGTTCAGTATCAGGTGTCATACAGCCTGACCCTTACCTATGACGGAACAGAGACTGTTGTCCCTGCCGTCACGACACCAGCTGCTACTGATGACGACAACATCATCAGCACGTCACTTGTTGCTGAAGAGCTGACAACCAACATCAATGCCATTAATGGATGGACCGCTGTTCAAAGCGATTACATCATTGAAGTCACTCGTGATGACGGCAACGAATTTACGATGAACATGGATGACGGGCGCAGCAATGTGCTGGCTCGTGCGTTCACAGATCGTGTTGGAACATTGGGCGAACTTCCCGTTCGCGCACCTAACGAGTATCTGGTCAATGTTGAAAGTGATCCCACAACCAGCGTGGATGATCGCTGGCTGCAGTTCCGCACACGGGATGGATCAGATATTGGTGATGGCGCATGGGCAGAGGCCACAGCTCCAGGCATTGAGTTTGAGCTAAATGACGAGACGATGCCGTATCACGTTCGGCGTGAAGCAGAAAACGTGATCTTCATTGGCCCTGCTGATGGGGCTGAACGAACAGAACAAGACGAGACCTATACCTTCCCGACATGGGGGACACGCACAACAGGCAATGTTGAGACAGTTCCAACTCCTGACATTGTTGGCAAGGTGATCCGTGATCACGTTTTCTTCCGTGAGCGCTATGTGCTTGCCGGAGGCGAAACCGCTCAGTTCAGTGAGATTGGAGATCCATACAACTTCTTTCAAGACAGCGTTCTAAGCATTACAGATCAAGATGGCTTTGCGGTGAACTGCGCCAGCGAAGTCACCAGCGACCTGCAATGGATTCTGCCAATCGATGAAACGCTGTTGCTCTGGTCAAGCACCAGTCAATTTCAAGTGCGATCAGCTGACAGCGAAGCACTTACGGCTCGAACAGCGCTGGTTGTAAGGCTGAGCAATATCGTGATGAACGATATGGTTAAACCAAAACTAGCTGCAGCGAAAGTCCTGTTCAGCACTGACGAGTATGGTTTTTCGCACGTAAGAGAGTTTGACTTCTTTAGCAACCGCCAAGCAAGACTTGGCCTAAATCTTGGCGGCAGTAATGACATCACATTAAACCTACCGAAATACATTGAAGGCATGATTACTCACTGGGATGTGAGTGAAAGTGCTGACTATGCAGTGGCCAGGACTCCTAGCGATCCACATTCTTTATACGTTTACAAGTATCAATGGACAACAGCGAGTGCTGGACTGCAGAAGATCCAAGCGAGCTGGTCGAAGTGGGTATTCAGCGGTGACATTCAATGGGTCAAATTTATGGAGAACAATTTATGGATTGTTCAGACGTTGCCCAATAGGACTGAACTGCTGGAGATTCAGTCTGACGAGCTGGTGACACATAGCACGCCTCTGTTCAAGCTAGACAGGCAACTGCTTTTCCCTGAGTGCAATGAAGTCTTAAATCCATTTGCGCCTAATAGCGTGACGTTCGTCTATGACGCAGTGGAAAACATTACAACCTTCACGCTGCCCTACCCACCTGCCGATGGTCATGTGCTTC